GAGCAGGTCCGTTCGGTGGCAAACCGTGTTATCAACGTCCGCTTCGGTGGTGACACCAAGTAAGGAACTCCATGAATCAGGCACAATTTCAGAAGGCGGCTGGGCTAAGCGCCGGGTTAGCTGCGCGCTGGTATCCCCATATCGACGCGGCAATGAAAGAATTCGGCATCACCGCAGTTAACGATCGGGCCATGTTCATCGCGCAGCTGGGCCACGAATCTGCAGGCTTTACCTCGCTGGTGGAGAACTTCAACTACTCGGCCGACGGCCTGAAGAAAACCTTTGGCAAGCGCCTGACGTCGTACCAGTGCGAGATGCTGGGCCGCGTTGATGGTCAGCAGACCGCCCGCCAGCTTCAAATCGCCAACCTGGTATACGGCGGACGCATGGGTAACATCGCTGAGGGCGACGGCTGGAAATATCGTGGCCGTGGCCTGCTACAGATCACCGGGCGTGAGAACTACACCAAATGCGGCACTGCTTTGAAGCTGGATCTGGTGAGCACGCCCGAGTTGCTGGAGCAGGAGCAACACGCTGCCCGGTCGGCTGCCTGGTTCTTCGCATTACGCGGTTGCCTGCTTTACTCCGGCGACATCGTGCGAGTCACGCAGATTATCAACGGCGGTCAGAATGGACTGGCTGATCGTAAGGTGCGCTACAGTCGGGCGCAGGCGGCGCTGGCATGACGTTTAACTTGAAAACAATGGGCATTGGCCTGTTACTGGTTACGCTGCTTGTGATGAGCAGGCTGGTTAGTTATTACCACGCCGAGTTTCAGAAAGAAGAACGACGCGCTGATGCTGCTGAGCAGAACCTGCGGCTGGCGAACGCCACCATCACCGACATGGAAACCCGTCAACGTGATGCCGCTGCGCTGGATGCCAAATACACCGGAGAACTTGCTGATGCGAAAGAAACCATTGAGCGTTTGCATAGCGATGTCATTGCTGGCCGTAAGCGGCTGCAGCTCAACGCAAACTGTTCAGCTAACGGAACGACCAGCTCCAGCGGCATGGGCGATGCTTCCAGCCCCCGACTTACTGACTCCGCTGAACGGGATTATTTCACCCTCAGAGAGCGAATCGTCACCATCAACGGGCAAGTGAACTATCTACAGGATTATATCCGTATGCAGTGCCAGCAGTAGTAATTAAAGTATCTAGTACTGTCGCAGCACGCCTGGGCACCTCCTCTAACGGGCTAGCATAACAGCTGGTTGGATTGATGATTCCTGGGCGTCTTCTGGGAAGATAACCTATTATTTATAATAGGTTTGGGTCAACTGAAGGTGTGTGTAAATGAAAAGTGAAGAACTGGAACGTAAAGCTGAAGAAGAAATATCTATCCTCATTACGGAAAAAATTGCTGAACTTAGAGAGAGAACTGGCAAGGAGGTTTCGGAAATCGAGTTTACTCCCCGCGAGACTATGACAGGGCTCGAAGGGTACGAAGTAAAAATAAAATTGATGTAAGAGATCCTAAGGTCTCTAAGGTCTCTAAGGTGGCTTTTTTTGCGTCTATTCCAAAGCTTATCTTTAGGTGTGCTTGATAATGGTAAAAAAGAGCCCTCACGTGGAGGGCTACAGGAGTCTCAGTTTTAATGCTCTTTTTTATCGATGTTTCCCCGGAGTTGGCATTCTCCGCATCAGAGTCCTAGATAGCCTGGCACTCGGCCAACCAACAACAAGCGTAAGCGTGGGATATTAAGAAAATCCTCATCTAACCCTCACCATGAAAAACACATCGAGTTGGTTGAATGCCTATTAGCGGATAAGGGTATTGATATACCTATTTAAGGATAAGTCAATGAAGCATTAAAACGGACCAACTTTAGGCAAAAGCAATACAGCAGCCACGATGTTGCCCTGAGTCTCTAGTTGGTGAACCTCTGTTGTGATGGTTAAGGATTGAAATTAAAACAAGCTTTGGCAAAGCTGCGCGAACGCCAGATGCACACCGCTCATTAGCTTCCAGATGAGATGCAAACTCAAGGGCATGCATGGGCGTGGCCACTCCGGGTAGTGGTAGCCATTCAAAAGCTCAGCTACGGAGGCTCGTGGGTTTGTGTCAAACAAGTTCACTATTGCAACATCCGAGGTTAGTTAGCAGATTATTAACTCGGTGATTAAGTGCTAAAGTGATGGGTGCCGTGGTTAAAAAATGGCCAGTCGTGGTATGATAGACCTCACTCTTAGAGGGGTTAAGAATTATGTCATTCTTCGATTACGCACTTAAACGCGTTGAAGCGGCGACCAAAACAACAGTGACTTGCCCGATATGTGGTCATCACTCTAATCAACCTTCCACAAAAGTACGACAGGAGCTGCCGTTGCTTTGTCCTCGATGCAAATCACTATTTGTCATTCACAGATAATATGCTGACCTGCTGAATATAACCGCCTTCGGGCGGTTTTTTTATTGCCATCACTATGGGCAGACCCATCGTAATGGCGTAAAGGGCGAATTGTAAAACTAAAGACCGCGATAAGCGACTTGGGCAATGTTTCTTCCGACCTTGGATAAGGCAGTTTGATCGGCCCATCGATAAATCAGCCCCATGGAATTAAGCATGCTATGCGTTCCGTCTTTATCGGTATCCTCTAATAAGGACGTTGCAATGTATTTGCCGCGATGAAGCCTTGGATAGAATTTATGCAAGGATTTCAATGCTGGAACTGAAGCATTTAGTATGATTAAAATCATATCGTTAGCTTCTTCGTGAGTTAGTACGCCCAACGCCAAAGCATTCGTTACATTGGATACCATGGTTGCTTTATAAGGCTTCTCTGAGTCTATTAGCACCTGAACTAACGTGTCTGTAAACTCCTCAGCGGCTTCTTGAGTGGCAAATTTGGTGCGTAACGCCTCAGGATCTTTTATGAGAGAGGCCTCCCAAAAAGCTTTCGTATTTCTGTACAGCTTTCTTTCTTGGTATGTATTTTTTACATTCCATAGCTTTAATGCCCAGCCAACGAAAGGTATTGATTCTGCAGCTTCAAGGCCTGCATCACAAGCGTCTGCTATGACTTCTTTATTTTGCTTGAATGTATCAATAAGCGAACTAAAACCCGTGTTTTTCTCCATTATCTCTCCAAAGTAAAAATATGGCACTCAACACAAAGCAGGACATGTTTTGCCGCGAGTACCTCATCGACTTAAACGCCACGCAAGCGGCTATTCGGGCGGGGTACAGCGTCAAAACTGCAAACCGAATAGCCGCTCAGTTATTGTCAAAACTTGACATCCAAAACAGGATCGCCGAACTCAAGAGTAAGCGCAACGAGGATGTGGGCATTGATGCCGATTATGTGCTCCGGCGCTTGGTTGAGATCGACCAGATGGATGTTTTGGACATCTTGAATGACGACGGCAGCCTAAGGCCGATCACCTCATGGCCTAAAGCCTGGCGAATTTCGCTAACCGGTTTGGACATCAGCACGACCATTCAAAACTTCGACGAAGAGACCGCCGAGACCATCCTTAAAAAGGTTAAGTGGCCTGATAAGGTTAAAAACCTCGAATTGCTCGGCAAGCATGTGCGCGTGCAGGCATTCAAAGAGCAGGTGGAGCAGAAGGTCACCGCAACCCATAGCATCATGCCGGTCCCGTCCTGCGATAACGTCGACGACTGGGAAGCGGCAGCGCAGAAGCAACAGAGCGAGGTTCTTGGTGGATGAATTACAAAGCCGTCTGGAAACCGCTGCCGGGGTCGCAGTCGCTCTCCCTGAGCTGTCCATGTAACGAAATCCTATACGAGGGAACTCGTGGCCCGGGTAAAACCGCCGCACAGTTGGCGCGGTTTCGTCGCCTCGTTGGCCTGGGCTATGGCTCTTTTTGGCGCGGTGTCATTTTCGATACCGAGTATAAGAACCTTACCGACATCATCACTCAGTCGAAGCGTATGTACCGCCTCTTTAACGACGGTGCACGCTATCTGGCGTCCGCGTCCGAACTGCGCTGGGTGTGGCCGACCGGCGAAGAGCTGCTGTTCCGATTCGGGAAGGAGGAGAGCGACTACTGGGATTATCATGGTCAGGAGTTCCCGTTCATCGGTTTCAACGAACTGACCAAGCAGCAATCGTCCGAGTTCTACGAGATGATGTTCTCCTGCCGACGCTCGTCGTTCCGGCCAGAGAATTACCCGCGGGAAGATGGTTCACTGCTGAAGCCGATCCCTCTGGAGACATTTAGCACCACGAACCCCTTTGGCATCGGCCACACTTGGGTGAAGAAGCGCTTCATCGAGCCAGCACCGCGCGGCACTATTATTCGCGAGACGCAAAAGGTGTTTAACCCGCAGACCGAGCGGGAAGAAGACGTGACGCTTACCCGTGTCGCGATCCACGGCTCGTTTAAAGAGAACCCGTATCTGGATCCCCAGTACATTGCCACACTGATGGCCATCAAAGACCCGAACCGCCGCAAAGCTTGGGTTGAGGGCTCGTGGGATGTCACCAGCGGCGGGCGCTTTGACCACCTTTGGAATGCTTCTTATCACGTCATCAAGCCATTCCGTATACCGGATAGCTGGACGGTTGACCGTTCCCATGACTGGGGCGAGTCAAAGCCGTTCTCCAACCTCTGGTGGGCGCGTACCGACGGTACCGCCGCTGAATTACCGGACGGTCGCCAGTTCTGTCCGCCTGCCGGATCGCTGATCC